CAGCGTGAGACAAATGTAATAGAACATAGCAAGATACCCTTTGTCCTCGACCCAACTGTACCTGTAACACGTTACTTTGTTTGCGATCCAGGTGGTAGTAAACCTTGGGTTGGATTATGGTTTGGGGTTACAAAAAACAAGAAAATTTACTGTTATCGCGAGTTCCCTGACAGTACTATGGGGGCATGGGCAATCCCACATATCAATGGTGCTGGTAAGGCAGTGGGTAAACCTGGCCCTGGACAACGTCCTTTAGGATTTGGATACTCACAGTACAAAGATTACTTTGAAGCACAGGAGGAAGGAGAGGAGATATTCGAGCGAATAGTTGACCCACGAATGGGTGCAGCCACAGTGCGTACCAAGGAAGGGGAGAGTAATATAATTAATACAATGAGTAACATGGGATTTGTATTCCGTGCTGCACCGGGTGTGTCCATAGACTCTGGTATTGCGAAGATCAATGACGCACTTAGCTGGGATGATACAGAACCCATGACAGATAAGAATTGCCCCAAGCTTTACTTCTCTGATCATTGCGAGAATACAATATCTTCCATGCTTGAATATGCTGGGGAGAGTAAGAGTGATTACTTCTCCGACCAAATTGACTGCTTGCGTTACCTATTTGTAAGTGGTGCGGAACATATCACCCATCGTGACATTCAAGTCACAGGTGGTGGTGGGTATTAGATTGACTACATAAGGCTACTTTTGTAGCTTTATGCTACACATGCTCTCTGCCAGCGATCCAGAATTACTCTATGTCTCCAAAGAACCTGACATTGCCTACCTGAGTGAAGCGTACAAACGCACACAAAGTGATTTGGGCGAGTGGTTAGACCGCAGGCAACGAGACTACGATACCCGTCATTGCTTATGGTCTGGCAAGTCGGATGACTTTAAGAAGCACGCTTCACAAAGTTCAACAGGTGAGGTATTTCCTTGGGAGGGTGCAAGTGACCAGGAAGTAAAAATGGCAGATGAGTTAATCTCATGCCGAGTTGCAATGTGTATGAATGCAACAAGACGGGCGCACATTGTAGCCACACCCACAGAATCAAGTGATGTAGAGCGTGCCAATGTAGTGAGTATGTTCCTTCGTTGGTTAATTAATTCCAAGATGCAAGAGTTCTACCCAGAGATTGAACTTGGATTGAATCATTTATTTGAGAAGGGCATGATGGTACATTATTGCTGGTACGAGAATCAAGAACTCAAGCAGCAACAAACGATCAAGCTAGAAGAGATTGCCCAAGTACTTCCACAAATTGCCGGAGCGATCCAGGATGGCAGTATGGATGAGGAGTTAAGTGAGGCACTTAAAACGCAGTTTGATATTAGCAAGTCCAAGGCACGGGCAATGTTAAAGGAAATGCGTAAGGATGGAGAAACCACAGTACCTGTTACTCGCCAAGTTATAAGTAGACCTAAGATCAAAGCACTTGCACCAGATGAGGATGTATTTTGGCCAAGCTATTGTATCGATCCACAGGAAGCACCATATATGTTTCATGTTGTGTCAATGACACCTGAGCAATTAAAGGCTAAAATTAGTACCGAAAATTGGTCAGAAGAGTTTGTGGATGCTGCCATTGATGTGGCAGGGCAGGGGGAAAACGCAGACGATACACTTTACCAAATCCGAGATGATGATGAATTTACAAGAACGGATGATAATAGCTTGGTTAGAATTGTGTACTGTTATCAAAGATTATTGGATGAGGATAATGTACCCGGTATTTACTGTACCATTTATCAACCCAACTTACCTGATCTTTATGCCAAGCATCAATTACTTGATTACACGCATGGGAAATATCCATTCGTAGTTACTACCCTTGAGAAAACAAGCAAGAAACTTTACTCGTCTCGGTCATACCCGGAGCTTATCGAAAGCCTTCAGCAAGTACTCAAGGCAGAAACAGATGCCGGAATTGATGCACAATCATTAGCAACTTTACCACCTATCGAATTTCCGATGGGAAGATCCCCAGCCCGATTCGGGCCGGGGGTAAAGATTCCATATCGCACACCAGGAGAGGTAAGATTTGCAGACACACCTCGTGGATCAGTATCCAATGTCGAGTTACGAAGATATATACAGGAACAAGCAAATCGATACTTTGGAAGAAACGCACCGGGTGTAGATCCTGTGGAAGCACAGATGAAACAACAGGAGGTAATCGATAAAGTATTTCACCACCTCAAACATGTGCTTGATCAAGTGTACTCGCTCTACCAGCAGTATGGGCCTGACGAAGAATACTTCCGTGTTACAGGAATGCAAGACATGCAGAAGTATGCCAAGGGAAACCCTGGTGAGAGGTTTGATTTTTACATGCAGTTTGATGCAGCCACACAAGATCCAGAGCAAATGCTTGATCGTGTAAAAGCAATTGCACAACTTGGCGCACAACTCGACAAGAATGGAACGCTTGATACTGAGCGTTTATTACAAATTGCAGTCGGACAGATTTTACCAGGTGCTGCGGAAAGTATCATGCTTCCCAAAGAAACCGCATCGCAGAAAGCAATGGATGAAGAAAGACAGACTATTGCAGAAATCTATGCTGGTGTACCACCCAATGTTAAACCAAATGATGCCCACGAGATGAAGTTGCAGATATTCCAGCAATGGTTAGCTCAACCCGATGTGGCACAAAAGGTACAACAAGATCCGGCATTACAGGAGCGTATTCAAAATTATATGCAACAAAGAAACATGCAGGTTCAGCAGAAAGCGAACGCTGAAATTGGAAGGCTGGGAGCAGCACCCACACAATTTGGATCAACAGGAGCAGCACAAACAGGAGGATAAAATTATGCCAGGATATGGAATGAAAAAGAAACCTATGAAAAAAATAGGTAAACGAAAAAAGAAATAATGGCTAAAGGGGCTAAACATTATCTGAGAGACGGAAAAACTTGGGATAAGGGTTATCATAAAATGCCAAATGGAAAACTCCATACAGGAAAAACACATGGCAAAACAAGTAAGCCTTTATTTCATTTTGGAGAACTCTCTGAGGTTGCGAAGAAAAAAGCACGAAAGAAAAAATGATTACCTACCGAGGTCAAAAGTTTAGTGCATACAATAAACCAAAGCGTACACCAGGTAAGTCCAAGAAGTTTGCCGTACTTGCCAAGCAAGGAGACGATGTAAAACTCGTACGCTTTGGGGACAGTAGTATGTCCATTAAGAAAAGCCAGCCTGCACGAAAGAAGAGCTACTGTGCAAGGTCAGGTGGGATAAAAGGAAAGACAAATAAACTTAGTGCCAATTATTGGTCACGCAAAGCATGGGATTGTTAGATGTCACTATATAAAAATATTCACCGAAAACGAAAACGTATTAAGGCTGGAAGCAAGGAGAAGATGAGAAAGCCCGGAACAAAAGGCGCACCCACTGCCAAGGCATTTAAGAAAGCAGCCAAGACTGCAAGGAAGCGTAAGTGATGTGTCCCATCTGCAACGAGAAGTGTATTGGATCGTCTTGTTGGTCATGTTCTTCATCGAGCGAGAAGTGATGATTAATACCCTATTTATGTTCATAGAAGTAATACTAACACTAACACAATGAGTCCCCGAAAAAGAAAAACCTACCACGATGTTGACCCTGATGAAGCTATCCAGGCATTATCTATGTTAAAGAATGACCCCCACTTTAAGCAGTATATATTAATGCGTGAAGCAATGAGGGAAGAAGTCATTAGACAATTGCAGACAAAAGCAATTATCGACTGCACAAATCGCCATTACATGATGACAGGTAAGCTTGAAGCAATCGATGAGGAACTAGATACCTTTTACAAACTTTAGTTGGTTACAGTAGTTAGTATAAAGCCCTTGCGACTTTTTGGGGATTAGGTCGTAAGGGCTTTTTCATTGCCCTTTTTGCTACATTAGGCTACATTTTGCTACACTAGGTAATTTATACCTTGATCTTATGGAAGCAATTCAAGAAGAGGTTGTCTCAGAATCCTCCGAAAATTCTGTTGATAGTTTAACGCAAGGTGAAGGAAACCTTACAATGGCAGAACTCGCATCAAGTTTGATGCAGAAACGCCAGACTGAGGAAACTGACACCACCGAAGAGGAATCTGAACCTGTTGCACAATCTACAGAGGAAGAGGAGTCAGAGGATCAGTCTGCTGAAGAGCCGGAAGAATCAGATGAGGAATCAACTGAGTTGCCCGTACAACCTTCAGATGTTCTTTCAAAGTTTAAAGACCTGGATTTGGATACGTTATCCGAGGAGGAGTCTAAGGAATTAGCCAAGCATCTTAATGCTTCTGCAATCAAGCGGTTTGGAAAGCTTACCGCCCAGAAGAAAGCGTTGCTTGCCGAGAACCAAGAACTCCAGCAGCAAGTTGAGCAAGCACCCGTGCCTGTTGAACAACCTGCATTCCTAAAGGATAATGCCCTGCATAATGTCAATGATGCCAATGCACTCGCAAAGGAAGTAGATAACCTCAACACGCTCATGGAATGGGCAGATGAGGGTATGGAAAACGAAGTAGAGTATGATGACGCTGGCAATGAATATGTGGTAAAGGATGGAGACAAGACTTACACCAAAGCGGACTTGAGGAGAATTAAAGCGAATGCAAAAAAGATCCTTCGCAAAGATGCTCCAGCAAGAGAAGCCTGGATAAACGAACGTCAAGCATCCGACCAACAAGCAATCCAAACTTTCGACTTCCTTAGTGATGGCGAGAGTGAAGATTACAAAATGTTCATGCAGGTAAAGCAAAGTGCGCTTTACAAACCATTAGTTGACCACCTACCCAATAGCAATTTTGCACTTGGACTTATGGTGGAAGGATTAAAGGCAGTAAAGGCAAAGCAAGCCAATGCAGGTCAACCCAAGAAATTGAAGAAACCAACTGCTCCTGTCGCAAGTGCAGAAGCAGGTGCGAGTAAACCAAGAACCGAGGGAAGTAAACATAAGAAGGCTATACAGGCAGCTCATGCCAAGTTCGAGAAATCGGGTAACATAGCAGACTACCAAAATTACATAAAACTAAAGCGAGCAATCGCATAAATTTAAAACAAAAATAGGAGAATATATAAAATGGCTAA